GGCGAGCACTGGAACTCACAGTGGATGCAGGAGCTGACAAATAATGCGCTGGTGAAGAAGCATGGATTTAAGGCTTGGTATGAGTGTTATCAGGCTAGCTGGAAGGATACTGACGCTGTAGACGCTGTACTTGATGAGCATAGTGAACATGATTGGTACGAGGAGCAGCTGGAGGCGTTTGGTGGCAAGATCGGAGTGAGTCTAGGCTGTGGATCGGATAGGCTTGGAGAGACTGTGGGGCTGGACGTCAGAAAGAACGGATCTAGCGGTGGAGCTGGTGGAGCTAAGCAAACAACTGTGGATAGCGACGTAACGGCTCATGCTGAGAGCATACCGTATATGGATAGCACACAGGATTATATCGTCGCTGGGCATGTGCTGGAGCATTTGATAGACCCTGAATCGGCGTTGGCTGAGTGGAGAAGGGTGTTGAAGTCTGATGGGAAGTTGTTTCTTACTGCTCCGAATCATGAGCTGCTTCAGACGATGCTTATAGACTACACACATGTGCATGCTTACACACCAGTCACACTCAAGCGATTGCTGTTTAATGCAGGGTTTATAGTAGAGTTCTGCGAGTCTCACGCAATGGGAGCTATACGGATAGTAGCTAGCAAATCACCAGTGCCAAGTGCTCGGGCGAGCATTACTAAGATGGAGGGAGTACTAGCATAATGGAAAAACCAGGTGTGTTCTATAACGCTGAGATACGAAACAACGGCACAGCGCGTCGCATTAGTGAGACCTTGCTACGTATGGGATTTGGCGAGACTGGTATGGTGAGGTATAACAGGCCAGTGCTCCAGCCAGGAGATCATGATTTTTGGCTATTCGTGGATGATGGCAGGGATGAGATTCCTATGGAGGTGCCTGAAGGGGTGCCTAGCGCGTGCTACTTGGTGGATGTGCATTTAGGATATGATATTAGGCTGGAGTGGGCTAGGAAGTTTGACTATGTGTTCCTGGCACAGCTGCCTGCTGTGGAAAAGATGAAGAAAGACGGTGTGGAAAATGTGCACTGGCTTCCGTTAGCGTGTCTGCCTTGTGTGGATCCTTCACGCGAGGAGTTGAAGGTACTGCCTAAGGAGCGCTTGGGACAGTGGGGCTTGGAGAAGAAGCATGATGCAGTGTTTGTAGGGTTTCTTAACAATGGTTGGGAAGGTGGGGGGAATAGCAGGGTGGAGTATTTGGATAAGGTGTTTGCTGCCCACCCTGACTCATGGTTCAGCTTTAATTGCTTTTTTGAGGAGGCAGCTATACATTACGCAAGAGGACGTGTAGGATTCAATATCTCCATTACTAATGACCTTAACATGAGGTTCTTCGAGACTATGTCTTATGGGACCTGTTTGGTCACTAACACAGATGTACATGGGATAGAAGAACTTGGATTTGAAGATGGAAAGCATTTCGTAGGATACAAAGGCGTGGATGATGCGGTGGAGAAGGTTGGGTGGTGTCTGGACAATCCTATGGAGCGTGAGAGCATTGCAGAAGCAGGACATGAGCTAGCTAGAGAGAAGCACACATACGAGTGTCGGATCAACGAGATGCTCAAAATTGTAGGAGTTTAAGATGGCTGTTAAGAGTGATTTGGGAATAGGCGCGTGCAGGCCTTACTTTAACTGCGACGTAACAGGGTCAGATGTGTTAGTGCAGACGGGTGAGACACTGGTGTATTCTATCGATCTGCATAACGCCGCTGCGGCTGTCGGGTTCTTTCTGATGTTTGATGCGGCAGCGGTAGCAGATGTTACGATAGGTACTACATTGCCTGATTACGTTCTAGGAATGATAGCTAACGGAAATGCGAGTCAGGCATTCCATAAGCCTCTGCACTTCATCAATGGGCTGGTTATCGCCGCGCTGACTACCACCGGTGGCACGAGCTCTGGAGCCATCGACGTAAGTCTAGGCATAGCATAATCCACACTCACGTGATTACTTCACACAAGGGGGCTTAAATGGCACCAGTTACGCTTGATCTTAGCAAGGAAGTTCTGTCAGCGAGTGGCGATAGGGATCTCATTAATGGAGTTCCTATCCTATTGGATGGCACGCAGAAGGAACAAGTCGTCATGACTAAGTGGATCAGCACCGATCCACAACATGCTGATTGGAGGCCAGACACCTTCTGGGACGAAGAGGTCACAGTGGACGTAGGAGGAAGGGGAAAGACTAAGAGGATTCAGGTAGAAGGTGCGGACGGGGAGTTACGGTCACTTGGAGTAGACGACGGAACTATAGTGAAGCTTAGAGCAACTATGACGTCGATTGTCGGAATGGTGCCTGGATTGCCGCCGATGAGTCAGGAGGCCGCGGAAGACTATGAGGAGGCTCAGGGTATGAACGTGCCTAGATTCCAGCAATGGGACTTTAGGATCCGTGAAGTGCTGAAGACCGACGGCCCAGAAGCCCGACGTCAGCTTACGCGTGGGGAGGACCAGAAGCGTATTAACTCTCAAACAGAGATGTATGACGCGTTCACCAAAATGTTCCAGATGGGTATGAGTGGACAAGCGTCCGGAGAACTATCTCCCAACGCTGGCGACGTTATCGCTGAGGGTATGAGAAGGGCAGAAGAGCAAAAATGACGTACAGAGAGGTTCAAGACGCTATACTTTTCTACGCAGGCCAGACGACAGGTGGTAATATTGAGACATTAGTCAAAGTCACCTGTAATGGAGTTTATAGAAGGATTCTGGATGTGGGAGAGGTGGAGCACGAACAGAGGGAGTTCTCTATAACCAGTGCGGCTGACTTTTCACAGATGGGGATGCCGCTTTATGTTCGCAAGGTCTTGAACATTGATGATGCTACGGATAAGCAGTTCATTTTCGAGACTACTGCAAGGAAATACGATAGGACGTATCCAGGCACTACAGAGACTGGAACTCCAAAGTTCTCATACCCACTCGGCACACGCGGGGTGGAGAAGTTCCCTAGTGCAGATGGGATAGTGTCTGTACAGAGTGATAACGCCTTGGATACGGGATCGAATTTTAAGGTTAGAGTTACAGGGTTCAACGCTGCTGGCGTGCTAGTGTCTGAGCAGATCACTATGAACGGCACTACGCTCGTCAACAGTACTAACACGTTTGATTCTACGCTAGGTGTGGAAAGGGTTACGAAGGAGCCAGCGAGCGGCATGACGTTTACAGGCAACGTGACTGTGAAGGATGCGGCAGCAAACACGCTGGCGATTATCCCCTTCTGGTGGCTCAGTCCGGATTACCACTGGATAGAGTTCCATCCTGGTCCTAGCGCTGCTCGAACGTATACAGTGCGGTGTGAGATGCGTAAGCCGCCACTTATTAATGACGGAGACTGGCCCGAATTTGATGCAGATTTTCATGACTTGTTGGTCTGGGGGACTACGATGGATCTCCTCCCGACGCTGGGCAAAGGCGATGCAGCGGCCGCTCATAGGCTTACATTTAAGGAACGTCTGGCTGAATTTACGGGGGACGAAGGTGCCGCAGGCAGAGCTATATGGGTATTCTCAAATGTACAGAATTCTAGTGGATCTAGACAAAGACCAGGCGGACCATACCTTGAGGGTGTGGATGCCGGATTGGCCACAGGACAATGATCTCCTCAGGGCTACAAGGAGTTCCTGAGAGCACTCATGTGTCAGCTATGGTAGGAATGCTGAAGACGAACCCTATAGGGATTCTGATAGTGCCTTTTATAAGCGCGGACGGAGATAGTGATAGGTTCTCGTGGGCAGGCAAGTATAACATGAGAGCAAAGGGTGTGGGAGTTGATGGGGATGGGATTGAGCTCATGAAGATACTTCTGGCTCAGGCGTTGTGGGATCTAGATAATCTGGATATGAGTGAGGAGTTGGGGTATGACTGAAGCTAGAGTCGGTGGCCCTGGTGTTATTACTAGTCCTGTGTACAGGATCAAAGGCCAAAAATCAAACTGGCGATACCCAGATCCCAGGCTGACGCCAGAAGATTGTGAGATTCTGCGGAACGTCAACCTGTCAGAGCGAGGCACAGCGAATAGTAGAACAGGGTATGTGTTGTATAATTCCACGCAGCTGGCTGGTGGAGAGGCTGGGGTGGGATTGTTTCAGGAGACATTTAAGAGCGGCACGGAGAAGAGGCTTGTAGCTACGCGGACGAAGATGTATACGGACGATGGCACTACAAGAGCGGATATCACAGGCTCGGACTTCACTGGAGGAGTTGACGATAGGTTTCAGTTTGAGTTTCTAAAAGATCGGATCCTCATAAATAACAGAGTAGATCAAATCCGTACGTATTCGGGCTCTGGCAACACTGCAGATCTGACAGGCACGCTGTGGACTAAGGCCGGAGGTATGTTTGTACATAAGAACCTACTTATGGTTTATGATACGACAGAGAGCTCTATTCGACAGCCGACGCGTGTGCGCTGGTGCGATATTAACAGAAGCACCTTTGTGGTAGACATTACGAAGTGGATTGCGAAGAACGTCTATGAGATATACGACGGCGGACCGCCTATTGTGAGTGCTATAGATAACTGGGGTACGGCGCTGTTCTTCAAGAAGGATGGAATGTATCCTGGCGAGATCTTCTACGATGATCCAGGGTTTAATGACTTTAGATTAGGCAAGCCACAACGTGGGTTTAGTCCGTTAGGCAAGAAGCTAGTGGCGCGTCCTGAGTTCGTATTCGGTATAGCTAGGGAAGGTATCTTCGTTATACGACCAGATATGAGCTTTGAGATAGTGACTAGAGATAATGACAATATGTGGAAGGGATTGAATAAATCTAGACTGCAGTACGCTCAGCCGTATATAGTGGAGGACGAGCACCAGGTGAGGACGCTAGTGTCATCAGCTAATAACACTTCAGGTCACGATCAAGAGCTTGTATGGGATTGGGAGACTGGAGATATATGGCTGGACAACCCTGTCCATGTGCATAACATAGCTGAACGGATAGACATTAGCGATGTAGAGCAGCACTGGAGGGTGAGCACTTCGGGATTCATTTATAAGGGGAATCTGTCTACCTATGTGGATGATGCTGGAACAGGTTTTGACTGGCGCATAGGGATGGCGCCGAACGACTTAGGTCGGCCAGGTCAACAAAAGCACGTACTGAATATTAAGACTATACATAGGAAGAGGTTTGGTCAGCAAGACGTAATACTTCGAGCATATTTAGACGAGGGCCGCTCTAGAACTGTAACAGGAACATTGGCGATGGCTGTAGAGGTTCAATGGAACGAGGGACCTTCATGGAACACTGGTAAGGGCTGGCCTGGGGCGTCAGCCAGAAGGACTGACTTCGAGGTAAACCGCCATTGTGAGTCTATAGCACCTGAATGGACAGGAAGTGGTCCTTCAGGGATAGAGGGATATCAGGTAGAATACATCCCATTGGAGAACTGACAATGATGGATTGTGTGTTACTTTCACGTAAGGGAGTAAGTAATGGCTACTGTAGTTAGACCGTCCACAGCGTTGCCTGACCCCGGCGACGACATGGATGCTGAGCAGGTAAGAGATTGGACTACGAATATACTGTCGTTCCTTGAGACTACGAATATCGATGAGGCTAATGTAGACCTTGCAGGATCAGACGGCCTAGTTGGCAAGTCTACAGCTCAGACGATTACTGGAGCTAAGACGTTTAAGGCCAACGTTGTAGTAGGTCAAGATGACACAGGGCATGATGTGCAGTTGTTTGGTGCTAGTGCTGGGGCGTTCAGCCTCTGGGATGAGTCGGCAGATAAGCAGATTATTCAGGGGGCCACAGCCGCTGGCCCTGGTAGCCTTCTCCTTTCTACGGGAGAGTTAACCAATGTAGACGGGGGGATCTTAGGGAGGATTGACTTTCAGGCTCCTCTGGATAATGCAGACACTGACGCCATCCTCGTAGCCGCAAGTATCTGGGCAGAGGCAGACGCCACCTTCTCATCCACCGTCAATACAACCGATCTGGTCTTTGCTGCTGCGACCTCTGAGACGGCAGGGGCGGTGATGAGGATGAAGAAAGCCTCGTTGAGCCCTGAGACAACTGACGGGATGAGCCTTGGGACTACGGCCCTCAACTGGAGTGATCTCTTCCTCGACTCTGGTGCAGTTGTCAACTTCGACTCAGGGGACGTAACCCTGACTCATACAGCCAATACCGTCACGGTCGCAGGGGGCACATGGGCAACAGCGGCCCTCACTGCTTCTACGATTACCGGATCAGGCATCATTAAAACAGATGACGCCACTGATGCCACATCGACCACAGACGGGTCTCTCCAGACCGATGGCGGACTGAGCGTAGCCAAGGATGCGATAATCGGGAACGACCTCAAATTGTTGTCAGACTCCGCTGTTCTGGCATTGGGGGATGGTAGCGATGCGACCCTGACCCATGATGGCACGACGGGTGTTACGATTGCCGCCAATCCCATTATCGTTGACTCAGGGGGCAACCTCACCCTCGATGCCCATACGGGTATCCTCATCATCAAAGACGCTGGTACCGAGGTTCTGCGGTTTACGGAGGGCAATAGCGGCGATGTGACGGTCAAGCTGGAAACCAACGGTAAGGCTTTGATCTTTACCGACAACGGCGATGCGACCAATATGAAGATTCTGGACGCTGCTGCCGGGATCAACGTCCCCGGCGAGGTGCAGACCACTAAGATCGCCTATACCGATGGCGATGATGCCATCACGATAGCAGACGGCGGGGGCGTTACCACTTCGAGTACGTTGACTATTGGCACTGTCGCGGCAGCGGGTTCAGACACCGATAAGTTCTTGGTACTCGATGGGAGCGGCAATGTAGACTATCGCACAGGCGCTCAAGTACTCAGTGATATTGGTGGAATAAGCGCGGTTGCCGCTGACGATATATCTACTGGCGATGCAGCAGTCAGCATAGCTACATCGAGTGGGAACATTACACTTGATGCCCAGGCTAATGATGCTGATGTAATTATCAAGGTCGATGATGGTGGAGCATCAGTTACGGCACTCACGCTTGATGGGAGTGACGAAGGCAATGCGATATTCGTAAATGATATTCAGCTAAAATCTGATTCCGCTGTGCTTGAGTTTGGAGCAGATTTAGATACCAAGCTCACGCATACGGATGGTACTGGATTAACGCTTAACAGCACCAACAAGCTGACTTTTGGTGATACCGCATCGTTTGTGCAGCAATCGGCAGATGGCACATTAAGAATAGATGGCGAGGCTATTATTGACCTCAATGCCAGCACAAGAGTTGATGTATCAGCAGATATAAAAGTTGGAGGTGAAGTCCAGACAGCCGGGATCGGGTTCACCGATGGCGACAATGCGATCACAATCGCTGACGGCGGGGGATGCACCTTCCCACAGACCATAACAGCCACCGGAGATGTATCTGTCGGTAATGATTTACTGGTCGCCAGTGGCGGCGTGATCAATTTCAACTCAGGAGATGTAACCCTCACTCATGCGGCGAATCTCCTGACGTTCGATGGCGCCAATGGCGGGTATGTATTTGATGGACATGCGGACGGCAAGGGAATCTATCTCTACGGAGCTTCTACGAATGCTGGCGACAGCATCATGTTTTCTGATGATGACGGAAGTACTGTTGCTGGCCGCCTTCGGTATGACCATAGCTCGGATTCCATGCAGATCTACACGGCTACTGCGGAGGCAATGAGGGTTGCGTCGGATGGAACTCTTATTGTCAACTCTGGTGCCAATTCTATTGTGGGTGACGGCACAGCAGACGAGCTTGTCGTCAGAGTGGCCAGCGGAACGAATGGCGGAATAACCATAGCAAGTGGAGGGGCTGACTACGGTGTTCTTAACTTCGGCGATGCTGCTGATGGGAATGCAGGACACGTTAGATATAACCATAACACTTCTTATATGGAGCTTGCAGCTGCTGGTGTGATTCATATGAATGTGGCTGGAACAGGAGTTGTTGGTATTCATGAAGTATCTAACGCCCAGATGGACCTCGGCCTAACCATCAAAGGCGTTGATGCTGCCGGAACCGATGCTCATGTATTTGCATTAAAAGCAGACACAACATCTAACGGTTTCACTGACTTTATAGAAACAGATACGTTTATGAGTATCGCTCCAATAGTAGACGATGGAGGTGTATACTTGCGCGCATTTAGAGGAAGCGGGGGCGGTGCAAGTCACGCGCTCAACTTGGATGGGGTTCTTGGTGAGACTCCAGACTCAACTGATACAACCGGATCGGCAGGGGTTATCAACTTTCGCTCATATAAAACTAACGGCGCAGCGACTTCAACAGGGGTTACTGGAAGTGAGAATGCCTTTTCGTTGCAGTCGGGAGGGACAACATATGTCCTCTTCAAGGCAGACGGCACCGTTCATGCCGCAGACACTTCATGGGCTACCGCGCTCGATGACATGCCTGATGCGATTGCTGCCAGAGCGTATACCACTGAGCGGGGACTACTGAGTGGGTATCAGATTCACGCCCCTGCATTGGTGCAGCGGATGGAAGATGCAGGAATCGTCACCCATGCTGAGTTGCCGGGAGAGGGATTTAAGCCCGGACATCGATTCCTGAATGTGCAGAAAGGAATCAAATTCAGTTGGGACATGGGGTTCCAGAATCTGAAATGGCTGCATGAGGTGACAAAAGTCTTGACGAAGAAGCAACGCAAACAACTCCCTGCCGAGATGCAGTCGGCCTTCGCTTATTTGGAGAATTAGAATGGCTATTCAAGCAACTATCCCCATTAACTTCGGCCCCGATACGGTCGGGGCGTATGTCCGAATCAAGAATTATCAACTCGGCAAGACTCGCATGAATCAAAACCAAAAGGACAAGGTAGACGGGATAAATGCCGCAGCAGCGGAAGCAGGGTCGGATGTGGTGCAGCCGTATCCAGTCGCCTACCACTATGTGGTGGCTGACATCGACGTCTATCCGAACGCAGCAGCGGCGGCTGACCCGTCCGGTTCTACCTATACATCGACGCACGTTGATCGAATAAAAATCCGCGAGCCAGACGAACTGGACCCGACTGGCGACATCCCGAATCAGATATACACGGCACTGAAAACTTATTTAGTGAATCTTGCTCCAGCGTCGGCCATCTCGTCATTATCCGACATCACAGACGTATAAAGCGGAGGACGTATGAATCAGAAAGAAATACAGCAGCAGATCGAGTTGTTGACTCAGCAGGTGCAGCAGAGGGCGAATGCGATTGCTTCTCAAGATCCGCTTATTGCGAGATTGACCGGACAGCTTGAGGTGTATCGCAGCTTTCTCCAAAGCGAAACCACCCCAACGCTTGACATCCATGAGGAGACGGAAAGTGCCTAAGGTCGGGAGTGGAAAAACAGCAAAGCATTACAGCTACACCACGGCTGGACGCGCTGCCGCCACGAAGGAGGCAAAGCGCACAGGTAAGTCTGTAACTAATGCACGTAAAACAACTGAAAAGAAGAAGTAATTATACTAATAGAGAGGATGTTATGCTTAATATGAAGAAGCTTATCAAGATCGGGTTCGGCAAGATTGAAGCTATCAAGGTAGCGAAGAGCGCTGGTGTGACTGGAGTAGGGGCCGTAGCGTTTGCTGCAATCGGGGATCAGCTCCCGCCTCCGTTCAACGATCCGATTATAGGCATTCCAGTGCTAACTTGGGGCGGCAATCTGGTCAGAAAGATCTTTATGAATAACGAGTCTGAGGCGTAGATGTCTACGGAGTCGCTCAAGAACGGTGGAGCGGCGAAGAATGTTTTAGGAGTGGCTATAGCGCTAGGGGTGGTTATAACTACGCTATATGGCATGTGGATTGATAGCTCTGCAGACAGGCTCATGGCTCACGAGGCTACAGAGTACCACTCTGGTATTATAGGCATAGTTAGTACGAGAATGTCTACAGAGCGATCTTGGAATGAGGATCAGAATAGGAAGATCGAAGATAGGACTAGTAGGGCGCTAGAGTTTATACGTGAGGATGTGCAGGACGTAAGGGATAAAATTGTTGAAACCCAGGCAGTATTGAAGATTCTTGAGGAGCGGAGTAGATAGTAACGCTTACGTGATAATTTCACATGAGGTAATGAGTAATGACTAATGTTGCAGCGCCGACTCATATATTTGGTGCTACCCGAGTTAGCAGGGATTTCGCTACTAGTAATGTAGCTGATACGCAGCTGCCTGTAAGTACTACACAAGGCAAGCCTGCACGCGATAAGCGTCCTGTAAGAGGTCTTCAGACGCCGCTAAAGAGTATCATTCCAGATCAGGTGATTGCAGCAGCTAGATCTGGAGGTGCGCAGATTGATGCTAGTCAGTACATTCCTGCGCTGAAGGGTAGGATCCGTGCGATTAACGCGCAGGGGGAGGCTACGAAGAGGGGTGTTGCACAAAGATCTGAAGATGCAACACGGCCTGCTAGAGGTGGCGATGTTACAGATACTACAGACATGGCTCCGAAGACTCGAGATCCCTTTCTGGGCTACGGGCCTCCGCCGGCTGAGACGGAGCCGCTTGAGGCTCGGGATAGCGGGGTGGATGCTGGGGCAGGTCCTACCTACGGGGCGGATGATGTCGAGGTCGATGCTGATGGTCGCCCGTTGCATCTACTCGGGGCTCCGGGCGGTAGTGGCTTTACTAGTAGTGGTGTAGCTGATACTCAGTACGATGTACTGACAGACGACGTTGGGCGTGAAACTAGATCTACCCTCTATCCAGTCGATCCGACTAACTATTCGCCTGAGGATCAAATTAGGATCAAGGCAATAAATGAGCAAGTAAAGGTCCTCCGACAGCAGCGGGATGCTGAAGCTAGGATGACGGAGGAGATAGCCGCTGTAGAGAAGCAGGAGGCAGCTCGTCAGGAGGTAGCTCGTCAGGCGATTAGAGATGCGAAGATAAAAGACTCTACGAGTGTAGCTGAGGATGTAGCGCTATCAGGTGGGTTCACTGATATTGATTCGATTGTAGCGTTAGGTGTTCCTTATAACACCGCGAAAGGAATACTGAGCAAGAGCCAGGGTGTGATCTTATATAATACGCAACTGGAGGCAGCTAGAAATGGCGAGCTGGAGCCTGACGATATAGTGAGGGATGGGCCAGATAACAGCTATTTGACTACGGCTCAGTTCACGCAGATTCGTACCGCTACTATTACTAGGAAGCGCGAGGTAGAGCAGAAACAGCAAGCGCTGCTAGATTTTGAGAGGGGTGTAATAGTTGATAGGGCAGCTGAGCGTAGACAGCAAGATGAAATCGATCAGCTGGAGACTCAGAGGCTAGCGGGAGAGCAAGAGCGTAGAATGCAAGAGGAGGTTGATATTCTAGCAGATGAAGAAGCTGCTAGGAGAGAGGCCGACGGGACGACGGAGCCTGATGAAATAATTGAGGAGCATAGACCTGGAGGCGGAGAGCCATTTGATGGCTATAACGAGGACAGATGGGCTCGAATCAATGCCAATGACCCTGAGGCTGCACAGCGATATAGGGACACCGGACATCTGAAGAGTCTTACTGAGTATCAGAAACAGCTCATCGAGACAGGGAAATTCGACCCTCGTGAGCTCAATATGTCGGCCTACCATGACAAAGACCATAGCTACATGGAGCGGTGGTCACAGAGCTGGGACGGGTGGAAGGCGGCTGAGACGCGGGCCGACGCAAGAGATAGTGATGAGACTGAGGCTGAAAGACTGAGACGTGAAGAGGCCGAAGCCGAGGAGGCCAGGCTGACAGATGACGAGATCAGTGAGAATAATAAGCAGGCCCTCGCGGACATGGGACTGGGAGGAGATGAGGACACTGAGGAGGTTTCATTAGAAGAAGCTCCAGTAGAGGACGCTTCTGAGGAACCAGCGGAGGAGTACAATCTCCTCGATGAATTCTTTACAGGGGAAGATGCGGTGGGAGAGGGCGAACTGACCGCAAATGAACTGAATATAGGATTAAGTGAGGGGACGACAGTTGAGGAGATACTGAACGACAAGGATGATGATAAAGATGTTGACCTTGACGATTTCTTTGAAGTAGCAGATAAGGTAGGAGATGGCTCACTAGACGAAGAGGAGGTGGAAGAGGTATTATCTGGTGGTGGGTCATATGGGGATTTGCTGGATGATAGTGAAGGTGATGATGGAGAGGATGACACTTCTGGCAGTGAAGTTATAGACGATGTAATTAACGACTCCGAGGAAAACGATGACGTAAGAGAAGGCGCAGAGTCCTATAGACTGCTAAGTGAGGATGAGAAGAGCCTGCTTGCAGATCGACTTGGTGGCGTGATAGAGGATATGGTAAAGGAGCTTGGGTTCGATCCTGCTACAGAGCAGCAGGCTAGATATAGTATTATTAATAGGAATACGGCAGAAGCTCGTGTGAGACTTGCCAGGCAGTTCGGTATAGATCCTGGTGGGGAGAAGCAAGGCGCCGCATTACGGGCATTTGAGGGCCTTGAGATACAAAGACTGAATCAGCTAGATGAAATAGAAGTAGAGCTAAGCGCTAGAGTGCAAGAAAGCAAGACGAAGAATCTCGAGCTCGTGACGGCTGCATTGAGTCAGATCGCTGGAGCGTCGAGCGAAGAGCGGAGAGTGGATATAGAGGGAGGTAGGTTGGGGTTAGAGGGAGAAAGAGTAGGATTAGAGGGAGAGAGAGTTGACCTTGCGAAATCAGAGATTTTCGGCGGGGTAGAAGGCCTTGACGCCAAGAGTATAGGTGTGGATCTGGAAGGGCTCGCCGGTCCCCCCTACGACGCAGATAAGTACGCGGCCGCTCAGGAGAAAGTTTCCAAGGCGCTCACTCAGCATCTCGGTCGAGCTCCTACGGATCAGGAAGTCGACGAGATCCTGCGGGGCGGCAGTGTTGGGGCGCGGGATACGCTGGGAGCAGAGACTCAGGAAAGAGCCTTTGATATTGAAGACAAACAGCTGGCCGAGACAGTTAGACAGTTCGAGGCTGAGCTGGATGAACGCATCTCTGAATTCGCTAAGAAGTATAATCTAGATGAGGCGCAGAGTCAGGCGTTGGTTAGGGAGATCAATAACCGCATTCTTGATAGTACGAGAAGGACCAGTGCGGAAATAGGGCAAGCGTGGGCAGCTATAACTGGTAGAGTTGGGAATGAGACTGGCGAGATTAACGCGGAAGTGTTAGGGATTAGCTTGGAAGGCCTGGCAGATGTTTCGCCGCCTGAGCGTGCTGGCACTACGACAGGTAGGATGGCTGCCGAGGGCTTTGAAGCCATGATGGGACGGCCTCCGACGCCTGATGAGTTAGACGCTATTTTGAATGGTGAGAGTGCGACGGTGGAAGGGATGCCGACGCTCGAGGCGCGTCAGGCGTCTGCACTTATCACACAGCAGAACATGGATCGCATTGCCAAGTACGGAGCTATCGCAAAACAGAACGATCTGGATAGGGACAAGTTCGATCGCGCTAAGGAAGAAACAGATCGCCAGTGGAGCGTTACTACAGGCAATGTGGCTGAGCAGTTCGGCCTGAATGCAAACAAGTTTAGGACTGAGAAGTTTCACTTAGATAACCAAATCAACTCCTTATTCTTCGATAAGGATCTCAGTCAAGAGGAGTTGGCAGCTAAGACTGAGGAACTAGTCACGACGTTCAGTGCTAAGTTCGCCGACCCTGGTGCGGCGTTGAGGGCTAATGACCTGTTTGACGCCACGTTTGGTGCGGCACAAAGGCAGACTGCAATAGCTCTAGGCCTGGATGCAGATAGGTATCAGAGGGCTAGCAGACAGGCTGATCTGCAGGAAGAGCAGGCTATGGAGGCCTGGGCATCATTCTTTGAATCCTCAGCGATGGAGGATCCGATGGAGGAAATCGACTTCGGCGAGAACTCTCAGTGGCAAGGCGTTCATTCATCTCTAACAGAGGCGCTGATTGACTTCGGTGAATCCACGGGGATGGGGACGGACGACGAATTTGCTATCGACGCGTGGCTGCGTAGCATAGACGTGGATGAGGGAGAGAGCGGATTTAATTTCGAGTCTGGTGAGCGCATTCTGGCTGCGTTACGAGAGAATTCGCCAGAAGTGATAGAGGATATGAGACTTAAGGTGAACAACTCACTGTCTCAAGTGTTCTTCACACCTGCTCAGTTCAATGTCTTCTTCAAGGAATGGTGGCGCAGTCGTAAGGCTGGTGACGCGGGAAATGTACCCGGTGGTGGAGTTATAATCGAGAAGGGATTCCTTAGGGCCACACGTAGGGATTGGATTACGCACCTTGATAAGGAGTCGATGCAGCTATTCGGAGCGATATACAACTCTCAATCTATTAGCCCTGAGCGGGGTGGTGGAGAGTCTTCGTTCTTGGGAGGCGTATCTAAGCTTATCGGAACTGTGGGCGGGGCTTATATAGGCTATACGTACGGAGGTGGTACTAAAGGAATGATTGAAGGAGCGAAACTTGGATACGAGGTGGCCCCCTGAAACCCTTACGTGAAATTATCACATAAGCGAGGAATGATATGAGTTTTTCAAGTAAGTTAGCTGAGGTCACAGGCGGGCTGGCGGAAGGGCTTTCTGGAGGCCTCCAAATCGGAGCGCAGATGAGGGCTGGCAGAACAAGCGCTGAGACTGCTGCTGCCGCATCTGCTAGTCGTGGACAGAAAGCGCAAGAGGCCGCTATTCAGAAGCAGTTTGAAATAGATCCAGATGGAGCTATTCGAGCTGCAATGGAAGCTGGTATGCCTGATCTGGTGAATAGGCTTCGTAGTCAGAAGGGCGCTCAAGTGTCTAAGCAGGCTAGCAAGACTGCGGCTTTAGCGTCTCGTGCTCCGACGGTCGGCCAGACTGGTGATGTAGATAAGGATCAGGGCCAGGTCGAGACAATGAGGGGGGAGCTATCGCAGAGTAGATCTGCGCTTGAGAGTGGTGCAGGTATATTCGAGACCCCGGCGGCACGAGAAGTGGATGGTGAGACTGTTCAGGGTTTCGTTCAAGAGATGCCAGGTGGCACTCCGATGGATGTCCGCTCCGCTTTGTACCAGGCCGATATGGAGGAGCAAAGACTAGCTAAGCGGGTGGGAGATCTGGAGACCCGTAAGCTGCAGCTGGAGACAAACGATCGTCGGCAGGGAACGGCCTTAAAAGAGCTCGAACATTTAGCTACAGCCCTAGTGAATAGTCGTACAATGCCGAGTGATGCTGATGAGAAGAGTTTTATAGCCCTTGCTATGCGGTCTTCCCCAGGTATGACTGCTCTAGAAGCTGGGTCGATGTGGACTACGGTTGTGAATAATACTAGACTAAGTCTGGAGGCTTTGATTAGGGATAGTCCTAGTGTGGATAGCCTGGAGGAGTGGGCTAAGCTAGAAGACGACATGGCCGCGCTCGGCGTAAAGGACCCGGCTTTGCTGGACCTATTATCTCTAATGCTGAGAGACTTTAAGGATGATAAGGCTACTGCAGCTCGAGCTGCTATTCATCAGAAGCATTACACGGAAGCAGCAGCTATATACAGATCGATAGGTGATGATAAGGCCGCAGAAATAGTGCTAAGCGCAGCGGAGAGCGTGGCTGGTAAACAGGAAGACAAAAAAAGAAGGACGTTCATTGAAGATCAGGTTATTGACTACTACAATAACCCAAAGAAGTTTGATGTGTACGATATCTACAATAATACTACGACTCAGAGGTCGTTCGTTATAGGTGATAAGACATACGTAATGGATTCGGCAGAGAACGTTGCAGCGATGGCCACGGCGGCGGCTGCGGAGATGGGCCTTGGGGATAGAGACTCTACAGACACTGATATGCTTAGGTCGCTGTCGAATCGTAATCCGTGGCTGGCCCCAAGCAGAATGACCCCAGTGGTGACTGAGGCCTTGGAGGGGATTAGGACGCTGCTACAAAGACAGGTGTCTACGGATAAGATCAGACAGGCTGTGAATGATGCGAAGATGTCCATGAGTCGGGAGGATAGTGAGACCCTAGTGATAGCCATTAACTCAGACGACGTGCTAAGTCGGATCCATATGGCAGATAGAGACAGTAGTGCTGAGAGAGACCTGGACATGCTTCGAAGCAAGACGATGGGTGTGGTGATGCCTTCGCCGAATGATCCAAAAGACATACCATTTCTGCCTATAGGAAATCCTCCATCAGCTAACGTGATAGGAGCCCCGTAATGAATAATGCAATTCAGGAATTAGTAGATCAGACTAGTGGCAGAACTAGGACAGCGTCTGGCTTAAGCAATGCGATAACGCAGTTGGTAAATGACACTGCTCCTCTGTCAGATAATGCTGAGCGGGCTGCTAAGAGATCGTCCGATGTCACCATTGGAGAGTTCGAAGATATAAGGGCTCCATTTCTGCCTAGTACTACTGCTGATGTTGTGCCGAGTGGAGAGCCAGATCAGACCGGCGTTGAGATGGTGGAGATGCCACAGAGCCTATATCCGAGGGGGAGTGGTTTGGATCTAAACCAGCGTCAGCTCGAGGCTGTGTTCGCTAACTCCGCAGCCGTTAGACGGAACTTAGCAAAGATACATGAAGCGGGACGGACGGAGGAATTTACTGACTACGTGAAGAGTGCGGGGTCGTTCGGATTCAGTAACGTCGTAAAGCCGGCGTTTGACGTACTCACGGCGGGGAACAGAGGTTCTGCCGCTATGGCTATGGAGTTGATTAGGGGTAATAATGCGTATGAGGCACTAGTGCAGGGGGCCATAGACTTTGGTGATGCGATGCCTGGTGTAGATTTCGACAGTGCGACGAAAGACTTTCACAATTATGTAGATATAGCTATTCACCTGAATAAACTAAGTAATATAAGAAACGCTCAGAAGAAGACTAGTCTAGCGAAAATGAAGGCATCGTTTGATGAGGAGGCACAGCGCGTCCACGGTATACGTCCAGACAAGTCTAGAATGGTAGGACTTGATATAGGCGGAAGGCCAGGGGTGACATACTTTAGAGGCATTCTGGACATGCCAGTAGATGAGAGTACTGGTCTATACTCAGCTATAGCTGTGGGATTTATGGCGGATATATTCTTAGATCCAGTTACGTACATACCTGCTGGAACAATTCCAGCCACGTTTGCTAAGATTGGTAGAACAGCCAAGATACTAAGTAAGGTGTCAGGATTCACTGGCACACCTGCTCAGAAGGGCATAGACGCGGCATGGAATAACTCCATTGATTGGATCGCTGAGGGGCTACGTCCGTTACATGGTTTGAAGAGGCAGGCTGGAAGACTGGAGCGAGAGGATCAGGTCCTGTCGGCGCTATCAGATGACGGGAAAGAGGCTATAACGACCTTTATGGATTATTCGACTATTGCGGAGAATATGCAGCTTGGTCGGTATGCTTCAGGGGATGAGATTGCTAAGCGTCTGTTCGCTCATCTGTCGGAGGAAGAGCTGGCTCTGATAGGCATGGCGTTGAATCACAAAGATGACCTTGTTAGAAATATGGTGAAGGCTGCCGCGGACGACGGGTTTATAGATCCTAGACGTGTAGATCTTGTGATGGAGGGAGTAGAGTCGTTTAAGAAGGAGCTCGATCACTTTCATACAGAGGACGTAAAGTGGGAGTTCTTGGATAATCACGCTATTAGAGATAATCATGCGTTCTTTGTACAACCTGTGTCGCAGTCGCGCTGGGGCCGTAGGACTATAGACAAGGTAATGGATGCACGAGGGGTGATTAGGATGCCTGTTGAGAATACCGGCAGAGTCCCTGCCGTTGTGGGTCACGTAAAGAGACAGGCCCCTGACAACGTGACTGTGCCTGAGGAGCTCGCCACTGCTGAAGCTAGAATGCTCAAAGGCATTCCGATTGAGCTAAGTGCAAAATCTATGTTTAGTGTTAGGAACTTTACCCAAGCTAGAGATATTAGCACTAAATGGTTTATGACTACAGTGCTAAACGATCCACGAATTTCTACGAGGGTTACGTCGGAGATTGATGAGATTGGGAAGAGGACCTTGCAGGATAAGGGCTATGATTTCTTTGACTTCAGTGTTACTAACGCGGCAGGCAAGGTAGAAAAGTCGACCTATATGATGCCGCAGTCTATTGTGAAGACATTAGATGATACTAGGAAGCTCTATCTCAATCCTGAAAAACTAGGAGGGGCCATGAGCTTAGCTACGTGGTTCACTAATGGGTGGAAGGGCTACGCAGTCCTCAGTACTGGGTTTCATGCTAGGAATAACTGGACAGAGATTAGCACTAGTTTTCTGGCTGGTATAGGCAGGCCGATGACGAAAGGGAAAGGCTATACAGATAACCTTCCAGCGTTTGTGGTTAGGGCTGCTCGGTCTATGACTAAGAGTGATGATCCTCAGATGCCTGGTATGATAGGGATTTACAGTGCGGCTATTAAGCTAGGGCTAGGAGGATCGTTGGAGCGAGTAGGGTCTAAGAGCGTAGAGCGATGGATGCGTGCGCTAGGTATAACGGACCCTCAAGGGTTTGATAAGATGGCTAAACTGCCGAGGATCCTAGGCGACGGTGGGGAGGTGATGGGAGATGCTGACATGGTGAAAGAAGCGGCTGAAGTTGGGATCTTTTTTAAGGGATGGCTAGGGGCGGAGTTCAGTCCGCAGGATCAGGCTAAATTCCTCAAGTCTATGCACTCGTGGAAGGCTCCAAAAACCAAGCCTAAGTTTGATGTGAGGCCTACAGGATTATCCAAGAATGATAAGACATTTGAGTATAGTATTAAAGGAGAGCCTATAGGAAGTGTTAGAATAGTAGGTGGTAATATCATGGATATTAGGTTTGCCGACGACGGCCCTGCGGAGTTCTTCCCGCATATGGATATGGTCTTAGACGCTACAAGGAAAGGCGGGACGCACATATCAGAGGGTGTGGGAGGCCTGACTGGTAGGCAGTTGGAGGATCTTGGATTCGAGTCCATGAGGTCGATCGAGCGAGAGCTGAAGAGCGGCAGTAGAACAGCCAAGCATACCGCTGATTCGGCGCCTGGAGAGCTAGGAGAGTTGATGAAGAAGGTCAGGCGTTCGTTGCCGGGACGAGGCAAGGAGCTATTTTTCGCGCCTTCAGACGCTCAAGGGAACCTGATTAATATGAGTAGGGATGTATTGCAGAACCTAAAAGGCCCGTCGGTGTTGCAGAAGGCTGAGTACTTCATGGGAGCGGGCAATCCGGTTACCTCAGCGAACAGGGCTATGGGAAGTATGTTTGAGAACGTGCACAGGATGGCGCATTATCTAGATAGACGTATGCGCGGTCTGAACAAGTTCGAAGCTGCTAGGGATGTGAAGCTGTGGAGGTTTGATTATGGAGAGCTCACGAAATTCGAGCGTAAGTATCTAACAAAGGTCTGGCCGTTTTATACCTGGTGGAGGAAGAACAGCGTTTTACAGGTCTGGGCTATGATGAATAATCCAGGTAGGTATGCAAGGATCCCGAAAACTATGAACGGAATAGAGGCGATGTCGGCGGACTGGAAGGATATTCCAACTCCGGATTACTTTGATGAGCTGAATGCGGTGAGACTGCCGATAGCATTAGATGATAGATCCGTACATATAACACAGCCGCTTGGGTATCAGGACTTGAACGGGTTCACATTGAAGGATATAGCTTCTCGTATGAACCCAGTGCTGAAGATCGGCGCCGATATGATCTTTGGCCCTACTGGAGGGTTTGATGTATTCTTAGGAGCTCCAAGAGAGCGCTTCCAAGGAGAGTCTGGACAGGTGCTTGATAGTAAACTCGCAGAGTCCACAGCTAGAGGAATACTTCCCCCGATGGATAAGATCTTGAGGATGTTAGATGCGTCAGGGAAAGATAGAGCAGACCTTATTGCGCGGCTTGCTGCGGAGGGGCTTGGAGTAGGCCTGAAGTTCAATGACATTCCTAGGGTTCTGAGAGCTAAGAACATTAAGACATCTGAAGATATAAAGAACTACAAGCGAATGCTTAAGGACCGCGCGCTGAACAAGAATAGAACATTCTGGCAGAGGATAAGAGGCGTAAAGCCAGATCAGAGCCCAAGCGGCATTTCTCGCAAATCAAAGTGATCCGACCTGCTTCAGAATAGATTCGATTTCTATAGGGTCTTTGAAGTGGGATAAAGGGCTACTAGTGGGATGGAGCTGGCAGTGAGGGTATTCTCTGAACCCTGTCCAGTCTCCTGCCCACGTGAGCCCAAGCGACCGTACAATAGCTCCGTAGACCTGCCACTCCTCGGCATCGTCATTCCATAGAGCCTTCCCGCCTACTATAGGCACGCAGTCCTCTGCCATAGCGTATTGATGCCAGGACTCTCCAGGGCCGGCCTTAGTCTTGTGTCGGCCTAGCGGGCCTTGTTGCGGGCCTATGTCGAGAAGGATCTGAGCAAGAAACGGACAAGAGCGATCAGTGAGCGAGCGCATCTTAGACTCGATCTCTTTCAGTGTGCGAGTAGAACGGTAGAGGATGGCCTGCTCCACGCAAGTGCGGACGCCGCAGTAAGGGTGGATTTCGATTCCTTCCTGTTCACCTATACGCAGAGCCTCATGGATCTTAATACGGAACTCAGGGTATAGGTTGATAGTGTATTTAGTTGCTATCGTTGGTGGCATCTGGTTTCTCCGTAGTGTGGTGGGTGAACTGATTACTTAGGTGCGTTGGCTCCGTCACTGTCAGGTCCCACCTCTTTATCAACACTTGGCGTACTTGCTCCGCTCTGCCCATTGGTATCCTCCTTGGGAGCTATGTCGATAGGGACTACTACAGGGATGTCTCGCTCGAGCTCCATGCGAACTAGCATGTTGGTAAGCTTAGCATTATGGTCTATGACTTCGCACATTTGAATGAACTTAGCTAGTGTTTCGTCATTCTTGTCGCTAATGCCTAGTGCTAAGAACTTACCAGGGTCGCCTACAAAGTGAGCCTTCATGAGATCGTTCAGTTTTTCAGTCATGCTATTCTCCTTATGTGATAATTTCAAGTGAGTGTTAATGCCACACCGGGTCTAGGCCGAAGTGACGGAGTTTGGATTCGAACTCTATGCGCTCTCTATGGTTTTTGAGAACGCCTTCCTCGTTGCGCTCCATCCAGCCGAAGCCGGCAGCTAAGTCAATGATAGTTTTAGTGTCACCGATGAAGTGGGCCTGGATCAGACTTATATCCATACTGGTCAGCGGCATGGCATTGAGGCGGTAGTCTATGAACGCTTCCCATACGCTAGGTAGCCAGTTGGACAGGATTTCATAACCTATGACGTTGGCGTAGGATCTGATTTCGAGCCGGGCAGTGGAGTTCATGAGAATGGATAGGAAGTGGAGAAGATTATGCAGGTCGATCTTCCAATAGGCCTCGGTGTATGTAGACAGTGGTAGGTCCTTACGTGCTTGCTCTCTAGCTACACCAGCCGCTAGTCGAGCGTTGTACTCTGCTTTAGCGTGCTCATGAAGTTGATGTTCTCCATGTGTGAGGATGGCTCCTTCGTCTTCTGAGAGGAACTCCTCACTGCCTTGTTTGTTAGCCTTGCTTTGAGACCTCCACTCCATAGCTCCAGTGACTGCCTTCTCATCAATCGTCTCAGAGTAACGTGTGGAGTATTCATTCACGCTTGCGGTGCGATGACGTGCCCACTGACGCCAACAGTCTATCGGAACTCGGACGTGGAGTTTCAGCTCACACATCTCAAATGGCGCAGTGTGATGGTGTCGCATGAGGTAGCGAATCAATCCTCTATCGCCGTGGTAGGTTGTAGTGCCGGTACCGTAAGACACACGGGCGGCCTGCACGATCGAGCTATCATCTCCCATATAGTCTATCACACGGACATACCCGTTATCCAGGACCTTGTACGGGACTCCTAGTATGCTGTCCATCTTGCTGACGCTAGTTCTTTGCATGAGTTACTACGCCTTTCTTCATATCGAAGAGGATGTGGCCCATCTGGCTGAGGCTGGACATAGCTTCGGATAGTTGAGTATAGCTTGCGTCGTTAGAGAAGATACGAGCAAGATCCTTCACGGATACAGTTTCTCGATCTCGGATAGTTTTGAGCATTCGAGTCTGCAAGCCAGCAAGTGGATTTGCTCCGACACCAGTGAACACTTGAGGCATTTTGACCTCTGTCTCAGTGATGGTATCAATAGCAAGTTGCAGATCGTCAGCCGTAATGATACGGTCCGAGGCTCGTGAGGCTGAGTACACCATAGCGAGCTTGAATAGGTGTGTAGGCCTTCGCTGGATATAGTAGTCAAGACGTGGTTCGTGGAATACTCGCTGGGCCTCGCTTGCGTATCTCCATTTTTCATACAGCTTTTCGAACTGTGGAGTGACGACGAAGTCGCCGGACATGGTGTGAATTTCAGAGAGGTCGATAGAGAGAGCGTCTTCGATGGCTAGCTGGTCGTGGGTCAATTCAGGCTTTATTACAGTCTTTTCTTTATCTTCCTCGTAGACGAATATCACGCGAGAGGTAAAACCACTTCCCACCGCGCCATCAGGGAGGGAGGACTGTAACTGCATGGGAGTGGTGCCTCCGAGTAAGTTCACCCAGACGTTAGCTATTTCCTCCCGACCGCGCCCGTGCGTGTCATATACGAAGCGATCCTCACAGTCAAACCACTTGCATAGCATTGATAAGAAGTCACGGTCTTCATAGCCTAGGAAGACAGTCAGTTCAGAGGCGTAGACGTTGAGTGAGCAGTGGAACTGTGCTTCGCCAGAGAGCATGGTGTTGGATGAGACGCTCTCTTTTAGGGAGGTAATGAGCTTTTGTCGGGAGGACTCATCTGCCGCGAAGTCCATACCTATGCGTTTGAGGAAGGAGATACCTTCGCGCATGGCTGTGCCCTTGCGTGACGCAGGCGGCCCGACAAGGATGATGTAGAGGTTCGGGAAGAATGTCTCCCGACCCCAACGCAGTCGGCACTTACGCTGCATAGCGGAGGCTACTGTGGAGATCCCAACCCAGCGTCGAAAGCTCTCACGCGGCTCCGTGTTGTCTGTGTAGTCCAGGAATCCATCTATCCAAGACTCAAGCTGTCTCTCGGACATATGCCTCCAGTTCGTCAGCTAGCGCGGGAAGGGATGAAAAGTCCGCCTTGCTTGCCTTGAATTCGAGCATTATGTCTTTATCAAGTGAGAATCCTATTTGTGTATCGGCAGGGAGTGTTACTTCTCTACCCTTTATCATAAGTGGCGCTTCGAGGTTGTCCTTCATAAGACATATTACTTCCATTATTCGTTGGTAGCCGGAGGACAAGGACATCCAGTACCAAATGCTGTCATGTACAGTGTTGACGAACTCAACGTCGGAGAATAGGTCTTGGCGCTCGTAGATAAAGCGCACTCCGTCGTTGTTGATTTTAGTAGCTACTGCGGACTGAGGCTTGTAGTTATACGCCTTCTCGAAGAAGCCCCGCTTGGACCAGTCATCCAGGAACTTGCGCTTTCGCCCGTAACAGTTGATGAGTGTACGCGCGTTTTGTGTGAGCTCATTACGTATAGTCGCGTGCCACTCCTCAATGCCAGGATAGATCTTGTGATAGCCCTCGTGCAAAGCCTTGCCGTGCTCGCGCTCTAGCTCGTAACGTAGTATGAATTCATCGACTCCAAATCCGTAGTTAAGTCCGTGATTGGCGACTTTCCCGTCTTGTCTCATATCGTTAGTGCATTGGTCAAGCGGCACGCCGTGGAGCAAGGATCCTGTGAGTGAATGAATATCCACTCCATCCATCAAGGCCTGGACCATCTTCATTTCTACAGCTTCGTATGCAACAACTCTATTCTCGGCTTGTGCAAGATCCTGACACACGAAGATCCCTCCTTCGTCTGCATGAAAAAGCTTGAGCATAGTGGGAGGCTGATTTTGTAGGTTAGACCCTGTTCCCCAGATGGTTTTTGAAGAGGAAATTCTAGCTTGGACCGTCCCGCCTGGATTGTAAGAACACCGGAATCTATTGTCATCGTCAAGGACGGTTTCAAGATAAGTTCCTTTTAGCTTAGTAAGTTTGCGGTACTGCACTAGCATTTGTGCTTCGGGAATGCCTCGTGAGGCCAGTCGCTTGAGCGCTATCTCATCTATGGTGGGAGTGGAGGGGCCTTTCTTTCGACGCTTCATGTAGGGCTTAATGCCCTTGTTCACGTAGAAGTAATTCATGAGCTGCTGATTGGAGTCTATGTTGATGTCTGCTCCCATAGTCTCGCGTAGAGTGGCCTCGATGGTGATGATCTCAGCAGAGGTCTCATCTCGTAAGCGATGCATAGTGGCTATGTCTACAGGAATACCACGGTCGCCAGCGTATACGAGTGGATGGATGAGCTCCTTCTGGCCTAAGTAGGACTCCCAGTTTCCAGTGCGCTGGAGCTCTTCACGTTGCTTGGGGAAGATTTCTAGCAAGACCGCAGAGTCCATAGCGTTGTAACGCCGGAACTTAATATCAGAGTCAAAAGGGTTGCGGAACCATTCCTTCCCATCGTCCTTGTAGTACGGCTCGCCGTCGCAGTAGAGTGAGACAAGAAAGTGCAGGCCTTTGGGAAAGTCAGGGAAGACTATACCGGCGGCTATCATTGTGTCCTGCACAGGTCGGACATTAACGCCAAAGCGGCGATACATGAAGCTACAGTCGAAGGATAAGTTCTGGCCTATTTTTGTAGTGCTAGTATCCTCCAGGACCTCTGCAACGAGAAGCATAATTTCCGCTTCTTCTTCAGGCGACCATAGGTCTTTAGCTCCAGATACGAAAGGTATGCAGATAGCCATGTTTGGATCTGTGGCGAAAGATATATGAGAGAGATGCTTACCTCTAGTCTCAATATCGTAAGCTATCTCATCTTTCTCCATGCAGTATTTGAGGTATTGTTTGACCTCCTCTAGTGTAGGTTCGACCATCAAGTTACGGTTGCGTAGGCGGAACTCGGGGAACTCGCTCTCACGCTTGGCCCTAGCCAGGTCGTATGTTACGAGATATCCTGTGAGTGTATCGCGAGTTTTTAGGATCGCTGCAGGGTGGACGGTCGGAATGACCTTGCGTCCAGGGATCATGGAGCTCTCGAGAATGGAGCCTCTCCATTTAGTAACACCTCCGACAATGCCAGTCAAAGCGTACATCGCAGCATTACCCATAGGCACTATGATGTTAGCGTTAGTGCGAAGTAGGCGCGAGCGTAAGGCCTCCGCGTGTTCCTCGTATATAGGGGTCTTAGTTACGTTCTTCGTACCGAACTTGATAAAGGGATCGAGGTCGTCGTCGGGAGGGTAGAATTGAAACAGGTTTTCAAGGCGGCACTCCGCTCGATTGACTCCAGCGTTGGCGCAGAACTTTGTGAGCTCCCGGCCAGCAGGCCCAGTGAACGCTCCGCCATGTGCGGCTTCATGAGTTCCCGGAGCTGGTCCAACGATGCAGATTTTAGCATCCTCAGGGCCGCCAGTGAAGGGAGCGTAAATCATGGCGTCACGCCTTTCATTATTCTTGCTGAATCTTGCTCCACCATACATTTGTCGAGCTCTGATCTGATGCACTTGAGAGTCTCGAATACGTCGCAGTCGGGATCGTCGGGGGGCGAGCTATGCCGCCACCAGTCTAGATTGTGGACCCTTTCTAGCAGCTCAGCCAGCCGCTCACATTGGTCCCAGAGCTCACGCCGGTATATATCAGGTGTTAGGGATTTAGTCCTGCCGGCGAACCTCCATTCATTCATTGTTCCTCCTAGCTATAGCTCTTGTATTGACGCAGTGTCTCGGTCTGGACTCTATGCACGAACGCTTGCTTGTAGTGCTCCTCAGCATCGATGTCAAAGCCAAAGACGTGGAAGCCCTTGTTGGCACCGGCTAGGATAGTGTTGCCTGATCCTAGGAAAGGCACGACCACGTTACCGCCAACTCCACAGAAGGTTGCCAACAAGTCCTCGATCATTTCAATAGGTCGCTCGGTCGGATGGATCTTCTTATCCGAAGGCACTGGATGGTAGATGAAGGAGTTGTTACGACCTGGTTGGTAGAGCAATGCGCTGCCCTTGCGTGCGTATAAGAACGGTTCGACCACACTGCCTAGTCGGATCTCAGGCTGTCGAGTCTGACCCTGAACAGGCTTGACCCAGAATGCAGGGACAGGTGCGACACCGAAGCCGGCCTCGATCATCAAGTTCCGAATGATGTCTTGCCATTGGTAAGCATGCCAGCAGACTATCCAGCCGGAGGGCAGCAGCATACGATAGCACTCCGCTAGGACACGCCGCATGAAGTCTTCATAGTCTTGCTTCTCCACCTCGGTATAGCCGTCAGTCACTTCGCTCTCAGCCTTTTTAATCTCAGGCAGGTCGATAGCGTAAGGCGGGTCTAGCTCGATCATGTTAGCGAGTTTGTCGGGAATGTCAGCTGCGCGCTCGAAGAAGTCTCCGACGATATAGGAGTTGCACAGGCGTGTCTTGACGCCGGCCTCGCCCTCCTCAGACATAGTACTTTCAAACTCTTTCGTGGCTGCAACGTGGACCTCACGTCGCTTAATGCCTTTGAGCATACGACGAGCGTCGCTTTCAGTCTTAGCCTCTTCGAGTTCGGGATGCTCTTCCAACGCCTTGGACAAGGTGATTTCCTTAGACACAAGAGTGCGATCCTTGCCCATAAGCTCAGCCGTGTCAGCCATTGAGTGGCCTCGTTTTTCTTCCCCAGTTCCGCCACTGATAGCCAGTCCGTGCCGCTGGACTTTGATCTCATGTACCTGGCGTGTAAGGTTAGCCTTCTCCTTCCATGTCAGGTCTTCGCGGTGTATGTTCTCAAAGAGTTCTATTTCCTTAGCGTCGAGCTCGGAGAGCTCTTCAGGGTAGACTCTGCATGGTAGCGGACGTAGCCGTGCAAGAGTAGCAGCGCTGAAACGACGACCCCCAGCGAGAAGCCTATATCTGTCAGGGTCCGAAGTCGCCTGCACAGCGAGGGCCTGAATAAGCCCCTTTTCCTGGATAGATTCTGCAAGCTCGTCAAGGTTGGCGTAGACTTCTCGTGCTCGGTCCTCAAAGATTATTTGCTCCGGATTGAGGTGGACGAAGGTTACTTCTTCGAGCTGTGTCCAAGGTGCTTGCTCAGTCATCAGGCTTCCTTTAGTTCATTTAGGAGGAATTGGATTTGATCGGGAGAGAGTTTGGCTATGGCCTTAGCGCGCGTGGTAGTAGCTTTAGGCTCGGCCTTTTTCTTCTTTACTGCAATAGCTTTGTTTACTATGGAGCTGCGTCGATCTGAGCGGATAGAGACAACGTGCCTAATTAAAGTCTCCGTCGTCATCTGGAGTATGCTGCGCCTGTTTGTTTCCAAATCGCTCATCTTCCCTCGCCCTTTCAAGAAGCTCTGGTAGATCCCACTGGTGAGATATGATAGTTACAAGAGTCCCCATCCTGTCCTCTTGGAGCTTACTCACCAAGCCACTGATTAACGCGGCGTAGAAGTGTTTGCGCTGACCGTAAGGTATGTTGTCATGGAGGATCTTGCCGTCCTCGTTGGAGATCTCAAAAGTTAGCCTCATTGTCTTGTGTGATTATTTCACATGAGTGAGGACGACCGAGCCTTTACGATGGCCGAGCTCGAACATCGCAGTCCAAGAGCAGTAATCAGGAAACCAGAGATCGTTGCCCTGGATGTTGGAGTGCTTAACAGCTCCGGACATGTTATTGCGTAGGTCGATAGCTATGTTTATGCAGGCTTCGTATAAGAATGCGTAGTGCTCTGCGGGTCTGAGGTTGGCGAGCTCGGAGAGCGGACCTACAGCGTTGCCGACCGTCGTGTTTAGAAACTCCGCAAGCTGCCGCTGCCAAGTCTCGAAGCCCCCTCCCGCATCTGTGTCAAACATACTATCGCTCATAAAGACCCAGTGCTTGCTATTGAACACTGCGTGCTCACACTCATCCGAGTCACACCCTACTTCTTTTACTTGGCTATAAGCCTTGACTATCATGGTGCTCCTTGTAATAATAAATGGGGAGCCAGGAACATGAGGATTATTCCCAGCCCCCCAATAGAACTACTTTGCAGGTATGAACCTGCGTATTCCGTTACGCATGACGCCAGCGTTTCGGTCGTCTTCCTCTTCCGACATCAAGCACCAGCCTTGCGCTCCGGCCATGCCAGCAACATCGCCTTGAGCTGATACGCTAAAGCAGGCTACGAACTCCTTGAATCTGTTCACGCCCTTGATGTAGGACTTGAGGTCAGCACCTTTCCACTGCTCGTTCGGGATGGGCAGGTAGGTATAGATATCATCTATATCATCTGCTCCAGCGTCGAGCTTAACGCGGAGGTTCTGGCGGTCGGAGTAGGATTTGCTTTGAACAATATCCGCCTCCGCAATCGTCAGCTTTGCTTCCTCGTTGTCAGGCAGTGTTCGAAAGGACTGTGCGTCATCGAGATTTACGTCTAGAAGGGAAGTTGTCTCAGTCATGGTAGTTTCTTTCCTTGTTACGTTAGGGTTATGGTGAGTTAGTGATAGAGTCCGGTCCTTAGGCGGGCTAGATGGTTGTTTAGCTATTCGATCTAGTCGTCGTAGGTCTAGTATGCTTGTCTCAATAGCAGTTGTCATGTGAGAAAGATGTTTTCTTTGTCTGTGTAGCTTTCTGATGCTGTGCCGGCTTTCTTCATTAAGTTTTTAATGTTAGGCTCTTCGTATGCCTCGAACTTCTGTCCGCCGAGCCTGGTTTTAGCGTGGTAGTATCCGTCGTTATGCACAAGCACTTGATACTTCGGACCAGCGGACGTTTCCTTAGTCCTCATAATATAGCACTCGTCAAAAGCGATGGGAATTTTTTTAGCAAGTTTTCCATACATGAGAGGGCCGGATTCTAACGATCCAGTTAGCTCGTCCTTCTCGAATGCTAAGTGGCCGGTCACGAGTACATTACAGCCATAAGCCATGATCCTCCCCATCCAGTCGACGGCAGTGAGTTGCTGGACTAGATAGTCTTGGATCTGAGGGTTCTTGCCAGCTCTAGAGTTCTTACGCATGATCTCAAACATGAGGGAGTCCGACCACCGCGTGCAGGAGTCTAGGACATAAGTGCCAAGGGCGTCAAAGAATCCCTCGCTCTCTCGCTCTAGCATCGAGCGCTCCCAGTCACGGAAGGCATAGGGGGACTTCCAGCTGTCTTCCTCGTAATGCGTATCTGCCATGATGAGACCGGAGGATATGCCTGACTGCAGCATGTCTGTCTTCGTGCCTCCAGGATCGAAGGAGTCTATAAAGACAGGCGTGGGAACTGTGGAGGCCAGTGCTGACTTGCCAGCTCCAGAATCTCCCAGGACTAGTATGTTAGCATAAGGTGACTGGGAGTCGCGATACCGTTGGCGGACTTCTTCCGCTCGCTTTTGGACCTTTAGGAACTTGTCAGATTGCGCCATTATAGTTCCACCACCTCCCTTGCGGTCGGTTGATTTCGAGGATCCCAGTGCTCGCTCTTGTAGCCTTCTGGCATCTCGCCGACGTGCTGTAGCGGGTTGGACCAGACGGAACAGTGATCCATAAAAGGACACACGCCGTATTTAGTGCAAGACTCAGTGTTCTTCTGGAATGAGTTCATGGAAGTCTGTTCATCGGTCTCGTCTTCTAGTGCAGCGTGATCGCGCTCGATCATGTCTACCCAGTGGTTAGCCTGGGTAAGCCACTCGTCCATCTGTTGCAGGTTGCGTCGGACAGGCACGCGGTGGAACTCGTTGTCGCGGGAGTTGGCGTAAGGCCTACCGTCCTTTGTCATCTTTGGAGGGGCGTGGAAGAATGCTCCATTAATAATTACTCCGTAGACTTCATCATTAGGGTACATAGAGTGGAGCACGTGAGAGTATGTGCCAGTTTGCATCTTCTGTCGCCACTGAGCTGACCAGGTGGCGCCGAAGTACGAGCCGGATTTATGTTCGAGGGAGAAGTATCCTTGATCTCCTTGGCAGATTGTGTCTGTCTTGAAGTGCAGCAAGCGGTCGGGAGCGATCTCTACACTTCCCGCGACCTCAATGTGTAGGACCTCAAAGTCATCCGCGTCCGCGTATTTGGCAGCGTATTGAGGCAGCGCGCGTAGGACGTTATCAGGAGTCTTAGGCTTGTTAGCCTCAGCGTGCTCGGGGCCGAAGAATTCTGAGTACTGGTCGTAGAAGACTTGATATGCTTCAGCCAAGACGTCAGGCGCAAAGCCCTTCTCGTAGATGACTTCCATTAGCATGTGCCAAGCGGTGCCGAACTCCAAGTGCACATTAGCCTGATCTGAACGCCAGCCTAGTATATGCTCGAAGAAGTATTTACGCGGACAGTGCATGTAGTTCTGGATCTTGCTAGAGTCTAGCACTCCGTGGAGCTCGTTTTCAGGTATGAGCTTCGACATCTTCTTTCTCCTTAAATGTTACTTTGTGGTGGAAATAGCGATCGTCCTTGCCAGTTTCGTAGCGCCAGACCAGCAGGTTCAAGCACTGATGCTTAGCCGCGAACATAGCGCAGGCGATAGCGTTCATCACTCCAGGTCCGGAGTGTAGAATGAAGTCCTTTGAGGTGGAAGTTTCGATGTAGGGTTTGAACTTGCGCATCATCTGAGTGAGGTTGAACTTGTCTACCAAGTCATGAGACATGACAATGAGTTTGCCATAGCGCTTAGCATCAGCGTAGTCATGACCGGAGTCGTTGACGATAAAGACTTTAGGCATTAGTAGCCCCTAGCGTAACTCATCATGTCGTCGCGTGCTAGGCGCTTTTGGTTATTGAGCACCCAAGCGTCAGTTCCGTTCCAGGAGTGATACCGCTCAGCCTCGAATACGTCTATGCTTAGTGATACAGCGTGGTCGTACTCAAGCATAGCGCCTTCGGAGTCTCGCCATCCAGGAATCATGACTAAGCAGTCGCAGTTGTCTATGAACAGCAGATCTCCTTTGATGAAGTCTTCTTCGTCGTTGCCGAGCATTCCGACCATTCCTAATGTATTTAGATGTGGACAGAACGTAGCAAATCCGATTTTCCAAAGCGCTTCAGCCTCCGAGCGAGCGGAGAGGATATTCTGCTCCATCAAGTATGGAGTGAGGGCGCGCAGCGGACCAGAGACGTAGGCTTTTTTCATCAGAATCTATCCAGGAGCTTACGGATAATGTTTTCAGCTGTTGCCAGCTCTTCGATCTCGTCGGTGTTAAGGACTAAATCGTGCTCGCGCTTAATGGCTTTCAAGTTACCAGCTACACCCGAGATGCGCCACTTTGCGGAGTTGCGTTGTACGTGCTTGTTGGGATATACAGAGTCTTTCTTCTTACGCTTCGCCATCTTTTAGGCTCCTTATAAAAGTGAGGGGGCGTGTTGTATCTTGCTTTCGCTTCCCTCAGTGCTCGGGTGGTTTTTCAACTACGATAGTCTCAGTAGGATTGATAGCTCCAGCATCCCTGTAAGGTCACTATCCTATCAACCTTGTAGACTATTCGCTTCACAAGACCCGAAGTAGTAGACGCTGGGCTGACTTTTGCGGTACCAGCCTGTAGGCTTAGAAGCCGTAGCAGCGTCACTGTGCCTACCCCTCCAGCGCTGCGGTGAGCTGTGCTAGCAGCTCGTCCTTGTCGATCTCGCCGGATTTGACCTTAGCAGCGAGCAGTGAGACTGGGTCTTTCTTGAGGGAGGTGCGAGTGACGGCCCCAGGGATGTAGTCCTGGCCGGCCTTCGTGGCATCTTCCGCACTTGCGCCCTTATCCAGCATCAGCCGCACACGGCCCTGACACTTGATCACAGCCTGTTGGACGAAGGTGGAGAAGACGACTTCCTCTCCGTAGAGTCCGACAGCTTCCTGGAGACTCTCGCCGAAGGTCTTTTCAAACTCGATCTCGCGATCGGTCTTTACGGACTTGACGGAGATGATGCCTTTTTTCGGAGCTTCTGATGCGTCAGTGTTCTCAGTCATCTTGTTTCCTCGTGTGTTTTGCTTGTGTGATGTTTTCACACTAGCGGGTGATGGAAAAGGTAGAACAGTGGTGTGGTGTTGAGTTACTCCAATTTGTGCCCTCCTTTCGTTATGAGACTATCAATCGAACCCACAATATATGGTATGAATTCCGTCTTGTCAAGTAAACTTATCGTCCCTTCTACATCCTACAAAATATATTACTCCTAGTACTTCATCCTCACATTGGTGAAAGCCTTGCTAGATAGGTGGATTATGCTTCGAAGTCCCCACTGGCGAGTAGGTCATCAGGTGCTGGCAGTTCTGGCACTTCGCGAGGGGTGTTAGCATCGTCTGGTCTGCCGGCGTCCTCAGACCGTTGGTCCCGCTCATCCAGTCCTTTATCGTCGGGAGCATCTTGCTCTTGATCCTTCCAGTGAGGGTTGGCATTGACTACGTCGGAGAGGAAGGAATGCTCCTCTCGCAAGATGCCAGCGAAGGTATCCAGTCGCTCTTCAGTGGACTGCATGTCTTTGATTACTTCTTCTAGAATAGACATACGTTGTCCTAGGCGTGACAGCCGTCGATGAGGGTTGATCTTGATAATGTTGAGCATCTTACTAGCGCCCTGTGCAGTCACTAGCTTGCTTTGCACGGCGACTTCTAAGACCTTTTCGAACTGAGCCAGGTCGGTAGGGGAGGGATTTGGAGGATCCCATTTGAGCGGTGTGGCTACTCGTTCTTCTGGTGTGGAAGGCATCTTTTCGTCTCCTTATGTAACATGGTATTCCCAGTTTTTGGTACTTATTTCTTCGACTCTATGATTGCGTTAGCGAGAGGATCTTTGCCTGTAGCATGACAGGTCAGTGGGTAATGTCATATATACGCTGCTCCAGTACTCGCATTCTTCTTCTCAGTTCGGATAGATCTTGCCCATGAGCAGATAGAGTCGTGTTCTGCACATGGTCTGACGAGATTGGCTGGTCCTGCGCTTCAGCGATATTCGCCTCGATGGCGTTGATTTTTTCACTGTGCATCGCAGCGATGTGCTCCGACTGGCTGATGCGAGCGTCCAGCTGGCTGTATCCCCACACGGCCAGCACCACGGTCCCGAGGACTTGGATGAGAAAGCTCAATGAGAACTGCACCCCAGATTGCTCTGACAACTCGATAGATCCGTCTGCTTTATTTGCCATTATTCATATCCCCAAACGTCTCAAGGTCAAAGTTAGCAAGGGGCTTCTCAATCTTCAGGTCTTTGAGCTTCTCGTT